CCAGTCCGGCAAGTTCGTCGGAGAAGAAGTACTCTACCACATATTCACCGTCGATTTGGTTGTATCTACGGACGTTCACAATAGTCGGCTTGTCGTCCGACTCTTCTATGTTCAGAATGAATACTGATTCGTTTGTCAGCTTTACGAAAGCGATTTCGCCCGTCTTAATACGGGTATTCGGATATAGATCGTTACTCACAGTCACCCCAAGAATCTCCGTATGCCTCACCTATGGGAAGACTTAACCCCCCGAGTTCTGGCCACGGTTGTGTCATTACTCTACGTAGTACATCCAAGCAAGGTTGTACTTGTTCTGCCGTCTCTGTTTCGACAAGCAATTCATCGTGTACCTGAGCAAGCAATAAGCATCCATCAGGCAGGGCCTCTACTACTTTGACAACTTTTAAAACCCATTCAAGCGGCCAATCAATTCGCTTATACATCAGCGATATCATAGCCCGATAGATTACATCTGCCGCGGTCGATTGCGGCATAAAGGACACAGCCCGAGTCGCCGAGTTAGTCTCCCACAGCCACAACATACGTTTAAATGAGTTGCGCACGAAGCCTGTTCTAGCTGCCGTATCTCCAACTCTACGTTGCCATGCAATTGTGTCTGCAATTTCTGTCTTCCATTTCGATTGAAAATCTTTAACAGTGTTGAAATCCAAGTCGAACTGGTTCGCAATTTTGATACTCCCCATCATCCGATCCGTACCGTGGACAATGATTTTGGCTATAGCGTAAGGTGAATCCTTCTCTTTAGCCTTCTCTACTTGATCGTACGGTATCCCGGAAAGCAATCCTGCGAGGTACTTGTGCTCACTGAACTTAGGATCAGCGAACCATTTCTGCCGTTTACGATCTCTCGCTTCGTAAGCCACGAGACGATTTTCAATGCCCGAGTAGTCAACCGAGATAATCTTCCCGGCTTCATTTCTAGGCACATAAGAGAACCGCACAGCCGCGGGTTGATTTTGGAAGTTAGGGCCAGAAGACGATAGTCTTCCACTCTCAGTACCGTGAGGATTGAACGAAGGATGAAGAGTGTCGTCTTTGACCATCTCGTCTTTTGCAAATCCAGATAGTAACGTTGCATACTTGTTCAGTTCCTTTAAAGCTCTTAGCTCAGGAAGTTTGTATCGAGCATAGAGCCAGTCTAATGCGTTCTTATCTGCGGTTAATTTGCGTGTGCGAATGTTGTTTCGCGGCGGAAGCTTCTTGCCTTTGGCATCACGGAGTTCTTCGTAGAGGAACTTCTTCTTAATCTCCGGGGACTTCCACGGAACAACCTTCTCTTGTACTTCGACGAAGGCCCACTTAGCTTGCTTGCCTTGAGTGTTTAGTACACCCTCCGCGGCTAATGTGCGTCTTCGTTTTGTTATGTAATGGGTTCGAAGATACTCGGGAAGCAATACTTCCGTCTCTGCAATCTTCTGTGCTAACTCTTCTCGGAGTGACAGAATACGTTTGGAGGAACGGGTAACTCCCGTGACAGTCATTAGCTTACATATCTTAGCTAATGGCCAGGAGATGTATTGATAAACTTCCAGAAGTGATGCTTGCTGTAAAAGGTAATGTAATGGACCGAAGCACCTAAACGTAACGTCAGTATCCCGAGCGTTATAGGTTTCAATGGAAACTTTATCGGCTTTCCAAGCACCCTTATTTGTAAACTGTTTCCCAATAAATTCCAAGTTGTGGGGGAAGACGGGAAAGCGTAGGTGATGCATGAGCATGATGTCCCAGACAAAACACTCTTTTGGCCCACGTACATGAATACCGTTCGCTTGCAGAATAGGCAAATCGAACTGGATAATGTTCTGCCCAATAACTTCAGTAGCATCAGCAAAGATCCTCTGTAGTTCCGCAATATACTCACCCTCGAACGGAACGACTATCGCTTCATAGTCTTTGGCCGATAAGCCAACCATGCTGATTCGAGTGGTGCCAGTTGTCCAGCCAACAGTTTCGATATCAAAAGCAAACTTGGTGGCACGAAAGTTCCTAACATCAGATAAGCTAGGGTAGATATTGTAATGTTCAGGTTCGACATCGAGAGTCTTCCTTAAGTCGTTGACCACGACCGGATACATTGCTTGGTCTTTGCCAAGATAGTTCGGGGCAAAAGTTGCAATAGCAATACGGCGGTTGTCAAGATCAGGAACAGGTAGAATCGATCCTCTCCAAATATGGATACCACCACCGCGACCAAGGAGATAGCGAAGAGGCTTATCCCCAAGAACATCGATCCGCTCCCAGGGCTTCGCTCCCAGCATAGGTAATACGTGAGCTTCTTTACAATGTTTAATAATCTTGAGCGCTTGATCAGGAGTTGCATACGTCTTTCCTTCCGGGTCAGTTGGGAATATTCCATTGGGCGGTTGGCATTGTAGAATGTTGAGAGTAGAAATCTCCTGTTCTTTCAGTCCTGCTTTACGATAGACTCCGCTTCGCCAACCATCTGGGAACGGGCCACCTTCTTCATTCTCTTTAGCACTAGGGGATTCTCCTACAGCCAATCGGAGATTAGTTCCCAGCCTCGGTGGTACGAAAGTATTGTCGGGAAACATCTCCCGCATCGGACAGCCTTTGCAGGCTTCCACGTCACAAACTTTTTGAATCATCTAGCCCCTTAACGAGGGGTTAAGGCCTGGTGGGTAGTGTTACATATTCCTTACCATCTTCGCCAATGTATTTCGTGGCTTCGACAGCTTTGATTGCCTTCCAAAGGATATAGTTATCATCCAAGATAGGTGCATGGAGTTGCGTTTGTGCCCGAGCAATCTCTAGGAATCGTGGTGAGAAATAAACTTTATCAGTATTCATAGAATCTCTTTCACATAATCTCGGGCCATAAATTCCTCCAGATCCACGGGTTTATAATCTTCATATTCAATTATAAGGGCAACACTCTTAGGAAAGTAGTGATACTCTCTAGGTTGAGCATTATGCACATGTCCATGTATATTGATTTTACAACCGGGTCTTAGAACTTGTTCAGGTCTATGGCTGAAATATATTTGATCGCGTACAAAGAAATTAGCACTTGTAGTAAAGCCACTGTCCACATAATAATCAGGGGATTTTTTATCGTGGTTACCTCGGATGTGATGCTTTATTCCGGGCAAACTGGCAAGCAAATCCACCAATCCACTCTTCTTGCTCCCAAATATAACATCACCTAGATGAATGATTTCATCTTCTGGTTGTACCATGTCACACCAAGCTTGTATCATTCGTTCGTTATGATCTTTGGGCCTATCACAGTACTTGATAATGTTATGATGCCAGAAATGAGTATCAGTGATTATCCAGGTCATATACAATAGCGGGTCTGTACTTTCTATAGGTTACATCCAGATGAGATGCGTTGATATAGTGAACGCCATCGAGAGTCTTCTCACCGTAGCCACCGTGTATGTGACCGCAAAGAACCATCTTAGGCTTCACTCGAAAGATATGTTCAGCCAGTGCGGTGCTACCCAATGGACGACCATCCGCTTCCGTGTCAAGTACGCCATAGGCCGGAGTATGACTGATAAGAATATCAATAGAATCTGGAATGTTACTGTAGATCTTTCCGAGTCCTTCCTCGGAATGCATGAAAGCGGTAATGTGACCATAGGTTCTGCTCGCACCTGACCCCCATATCTTTATTCCTTCGATTTCCGTAAAAGAATTATCAAGGAAAGTAATTCCTTCACGATCAGAAGCAAAGTAACCAAACCCAAGGTCAGCCAATGCGCGGTCATGATTTCCTCCAACGAAAATCTTGTGCTTATGTGGCTGCTTCTTAAACCATTTAAGGAAACGGTCCACTTCAAAAGTCACTCCGCTTAAGGTTACGTCACCTGCATGTAGCAGAATGTCCCCATCCGGCAGTTCAGGATAGTCAATATCGTGCGTATCGGAAGTGCATACAATCTTCATTTCTTTTTTACTTCCCCTTTGCCATGCTGTTCTTGTTGATGAACAGCCATTGAAGCACATAGAGTGCAGCAATTCCCAGGCCTATACCCCTCTAGCGTGTGACATACACATGTGCAAGTCAGCGTCGAGGTGGTCGATAAAACCACAGCATTATCAGAAACACCATGAACAATTCCCATAGTCCGTGACTGTTCTCCATCACTCATCCTTTATAAAAATAGGGGACACCCGAAGATGCCCCCTGTATTACTGCTTAGGATTTCGAAGGCGGCTTGATGTTGCCGATCTTGATTTCAGCTACCTGCTCATCAGCGCCCTCATACGTACGAGTACGCCAGCGAACTGGAGCACGGAACTTACTACCAGCCGAACGAACGAGGAAGTCAACCGGATCTTCATCTGCTTGAATGTCTTCAATATCATTCGCTACAATTGCATTGCATAGACGACGGAACACTCCGGGAACCCATGCCTGTTCCTTTGGATCAGGATAGCTGAAGTAGTTAACAGCTCCCTTGAACTCACCCTCTACAACCTTCGCACCAAGTTCGATACGATTGGGGTTGAACTTGCCATACTTCGCACCCTTCAAGAGTTCGAATACAAATTCTGTATTCTCAGGAAGGATGTTGTTATCGCCAGTTTCGGCTGTCCAGTCTATTTCATTCCAAGTATTACTCATTAGTCTCCCAAACTATTATTTTAGTCCAGTTGATAGGCTCAATCTGGTAAGGCCATCTTAATTTCTTTCTCACGTCGGCTCTTATCGTACATAGAACATTCGATAGAGCAATAGACGTATTTGGTTTCATCATTCCCCACGTCAATCATCTGATGGGGACGGCGAGTATAAGGGTCATCATGATGAATACGTCTATCGCTACAGCCGGAATACGAACAGGGTTTTAACATAAGTCGCGTTGCGCGGCCCACTAATCAATAGATAACGGGGGCTATTAGTATCCGATATCGAGAAGGAGGAGAGACTCGATGTGGACCGAATACCTTGCTAGATTCACAGAATCTACGCGCACATTTAATCTTGCTCCCATGAATGGAGATGTCCATTCTGTCTCACTACAGGGAGGGTAGCTATCCAGCTATCGTTACTGGTGTCGGCAATGAGCGGGCTCTTGACTCCGCTCCTCACAGGGAAAGCCACTTGTAAGAACTTATCTGACGTGCGGCATCTCGTTACAACTCTTCTACGACAGCGGCATAACTGTAGTGCGAAGCCTTAACACCATCGATATACAACTTGACTGAAGATCCTGCAGCAACCCACATTACACCAGTCGCTCCGGACTGAGCCGTTGGAGCAAGAACAGTGGTAGCTACGGAACCCAAATTACCAAAGGGATCTACCGCATCTGCGTGAATCGTCACGCTCTGTGGCGCTACATCGTCCGTAGCACAACCAACATACAGAGATACCCTAACCAATACATTCGCCGTAGTCGGAGCTGTCCAAACTGGATAACCCTCCAACGAACCAGCGACATTTGTGAACGGCCCGAAACGCACAGCCGTTTGTGGTACAGATACTAATTGCAGCGCAGGGGCTGCTGTGATTACATTTACACTCATAGTTTTCCTTAAGGTTTAAAGTTACAGAAGCTCCGTCGTGATATGGAGAAACACATTAGCGAGGAAGGTTTGTCCTTGACCTGCATTTGCAGAAGCCGATACCGTAGTTCCACCTTTGATAAAGATATTCTTGTTGATTTCCAAGTCAGTTCCAGCCGTAAGCGTATAGGTTAAGGTCTGAAATATACTATCCCTATCCGTATAGTTAATCGACAAAACCGCTGACTGACCAGAAAGATCTGGCCCTGCATGAAACACACCGGATAAACGGACAAGACTATCGTTTACTGGTGTAATAAACTGATTAATCAAGAAAGCATTGCTGAACGGACTAGATACGATTGCGTCTAATGTATTGACGACTATAGGTACAAGAACTGCAGACTGAGCTAAGGCTGCTGTAGTACCAGAAGACAGAACAGATGTTGACAAAATTATTTCTCCTATGTTGGTTGGATCGTAGAGATTCGAACTCCAATTAAGTGATTCAAAGTCACCAGTCCTACCATTGAACGACAATCCAAAACTTGTCTCCATCGGGCGTCACACCGTTTATTCAGTCAAGGAGTGGTGACCTAGCTGGCAGCCCGCAGGCTTTTCAGCAACTTCAATTACTTAGATTTCTTAGTCTTGTTACTGCGGCCAGCCTCGGACATCGCAATAGCAATCGCTTGCTTCTGCGGACGACCGGCATTCATCTCCGTCTTGATGTTATCAGAAACGGTCTTATTATCGGAACCCTTTTTCAGCGGCATTACTTTTCTCCCAATGACTTCATTTCACCAGTAGAGGGGTTGGCCTGGGAACAATTGAAGACATGTTCGACGAGTCTCCACGCCCAAGCATAACGTCCACATTCATTACAGACATAACCATCCATCTTCCGTATGTAAAGCAAATCATTATTCATATATTTATAGATAGAATTTTGATGCAAATTAAGGGGTTTAACCCTACGGTGGTATTCAAGTAACGAAGTTTGGGAGAACCTCTCGCCAGGCACCGGCAACGACCCCTCAGACGTTGTGATCCGGATTTAGATCAAGAGCGAAATCCCTGCTACTATGTATTACTTAATACCACCCCAGGTTAAACCCCTCGAGTTTGCGCGGTACCGGAGAGACCGGTTAGTCTCTCACTGATACATCTATTAGTATCTTCAAACGGGTTTTTGGTAGGGTGTTTCGAATTTATTTTTTGAAATAGTGTAGATGTGACCAGGGTTGAGGAAGATCTTTTGCTGGTTATAGAGCTTAGATAGTTCTAACTCGAAAGTCGATCTTTCCTTACGGGAAGGGTCTGAAGTGAAGATGCATCGTTTCATGAGCTGATTGATGTTAAGTCCCCTGGTTCCAACATCTTCCAGTTCGAACAATATCATATTAGCTAAAGTTGGAGTAGGCAATCTGGGCCACCTGAAGTTTGAGAGCTGCTACTGTCTCGGTCAGGGCAGTGATAATGTCATCTTTGACATAGGGCACTGCGGGATCTGCTGCATTGGTAATGCGAAGTGTTACTACTACGTCTGGTGCTGCCATTATTTTTTCTCCGGGTATATTAGTTTCATTACAGCTTCAAAATTACAATCAGCGCCAGTTAGCTTCTGGCCTACAGCAGCAAAGTTATTGCCGCCTTTCTCTACAGTCATCTGAAATCTATTGATTCCCACACCTTTGGGATCAGTACTTGTACGAAGAACAACATCCATATCGTAGCCAATATCACTAAAGCCGCTACGTTCAAACTTGCCCGTGGGTTGATTGTCCTTACCCCATTCTGCTTTTAGTTTGTGGATGAAACATACATGGGCATCATGGTCTGTAGCCTCTTGGATGAGCTGGCGGAACTCAGCATTCACCGCGGTATATTGTACCGGAAGTATCTGAGTTAATTTACCCAATCGGGCAAGCCTCAGTACTGTCCAAGGGGCATCTCCATGATCGATGACTACAGACTTCATGTCCTTAAGTGACGCTCTAAAGTTCTTAACAAACTCCAACCAAATCGGTTTAGCCGCGTCCGCCATGATCGCAAATGGATTTTCAGGCAGAGCAGTACTATGAGGCATTGAGTATTTAAAGGAATAAATCTCCTGTCCTGAGTAATCTCCAATAGCTCGCCCGACTCCCTTTGGATCAAATGAATGTATAGCCAAGGGTTTCGGAAGACTGAGCGCAAAGTGTGTCTTTCCTTCCCCATAATTACCGTCAACGCTACCAAAGAAACGAGGGGTGATGATCTCTTCAGCAAGTTCATATTTAACAGCCAACTAATCCTCCTCATCTATATCTACCTGATCCGTAATGGGGTATGCTTCCGCATACTCCACATCGGTTGACTGCACGAAACCTTCATCACCATCGTCATACATATTGGTGGCATCAGCTTCGGCCTCTTCAGGTGTGCGGGAAAATGTTTTAAACACTACTCGCTTGCTGATTACTAGGGTGACTTCGTATTCTTGACGATCTCGTGACATATACTATCGACTGCCTTTCTTAAGTTCCTGTTCTCTGTGGTAAAGTTCCGCAGCATTTTTGAAAGCTTTAAAATCCGCTGCGAGTTCGGAGGCAGGTAGATGTAAGTCCTCAAATTCGCCAGTATTCTTGTCAATTCTGAGTATCCATCTTTCCCGTACACGCTCTCCAGTCTCGGCCTCAATAGCCTTAGCATAGACTGCTGTCTGGTAACGGTAGCTAGAATAGATTCCTTTGGAAGTCTTCCAATCTGGGACAGCAGGTACTCCATCGATGTATGCCCACCAGTCACAAATTCCTCCTATGTTTAGAGAAGGCAAACATACTTGCTTCTCCACGTCTATTGTCTTCCATTTATGTTGTTCAAGCCACTTGACTGCGGCCTCACAACTGTTACGTGCTTGTGGATGTTCTGGGAAATCATCCTGTGAACCTTTAAGATGGCCTTCGATCCAGTTGTGTGCCATCGTACCGATGTCTGCTGCTTCCTGACGTGCGCCACGCCAAGCATATTTTGCGCCGGATAGGATTGTCTGGATGTCATCCAAACTATACCCCTCTAGGCCATTCTGTAATTGGGAATTTATGTAATCGACTGCTTGATTAACGCCCCACTGGATGAGGCCGTCACCTTTGGAAATGATTCCAAGGACGGTAGTTACACCGTATAGCTGTCGTCCGTCATAGAAATGACGATGTTTGATGGGATCAAACGTAAGGAGGGAACGATCAAATTTATCTGTCAATGTGTGGTATTGCGCCACAGCATGAGGTACTAGCCGGAGGGAAGATTAGCGTCTCGTTGCCATTCAGCGGGCAGCTCCTGTATATGAGTTATCGAGGGCCACGGCACTATGAGGGGAGCCAAGTAAGCTAGATTGTGTCCGATTGAGGTTGAAAGAACTAGGCCATCGTGTCTGGATTCAACAACATAACCGAGGGTTACGATTGCTTCGACACGCAACTCAGGTGTACCGTAAGACCATCCAGGAAGATGGGCCGAGTCCACCCAAAAGACTCGCAGCGGAGTGCCTTGAGCATAAGGTGCTTGTTTCATGATGCGTACCTATTAGTATCTTCTTTTGACTTTTTGGTAGGGTATAGAAAAAATAAAGTTAAGCAGCTACCACGCCTTCACGTCTACGAAGGTCCAGATTTATAGCTTGTATACGATTTATCGCCCTTCGATAGTCTTGTTGCATCATTTGTCTGCCTGTAGCTGTTAGATTGTCCACCGCTAATCGTCGTTCTAAGTAGTCACGAGTTTGTCTCCGCTCATCTCGTTCAGCCAGCAAGACTTCTCTGGTTGCTCCGCGATTAGGAGTTCCAAGTGTACCTGCTAGCGTGTTGGTAGTATCTCCAAATATTTGTTGAGCTGCTTGCGGAATGAATTGGGCTTGCTGTTGCAAGACTTGCATAGCATCGCGTTGAAGCGTACCCATTAGGTTTCCTTGAGTATTATAATACTGTCGGAGTGTCTCCTGCGGATCATTGGTAGGGATTATCTGCCCAGGTGTAGGATTTCTCATCGATTGCACAGCTTCATTTATCTCTCGTGTTCGTCGTTGCAGAGGAGTCTCCGCTGCGACTTCTACATATAGTTCCTTTCCTTTCTCTGGATCAACAGACCAGATGCTCTTC